ATTTGCTGTATGAATTGGATGGCAAATCGCGGTTTTTGATTTATAAATTATTTGATGATTTTGAGGTAGTAGAATGAAACCAAAACCCCGCCACGATGACGACTACGAACGGGAAGAACGAATCGCGATAAAGATGGATTCGCATATACAAGAAGCGGAGGCGATTAGGCAGACAGATGAGGAAATGAAGAGAATATTTGAGCTTTTTTAATAACTAACAAGGGCAAAAATGAATAGTATCGTAACGAATGAAGATTGCATGGTAGGAATGGCGAGGTATCCTGATAAGTATTTTGAACTTGCGATTTGTGACCCGCCGTATGGGTTGGGAACACGTACGACGGACGGCGGGGGCAGTAATTCACAAATTAAATTTATGAAAGATATAAGGCGAGCGAATTGGGATAAGTCCGCGCCGACATCAAGTTATTTTAACGAGCTTTTCAGAGTATCAAAAAACCAAATTATTTGGGGTGGTAATTACTTTGATTTACCACCGACGCGAACTGTTATTGCATGGGATAAAATGGTCGCTATTCCTACAATGAGCCAAATAGAAATTGCGTGGACTTCTTTCGATAGTCCTGCTCGGATGGTTAAAATCAACAATACGGACGTATCGCGATTCCACCCCACACAAAAGCCGATAAAACTCTACACATGGCTTCTGAAAAACTACGCGAAAACGGGTGATAAAATACTCGACACACATGGCGGCTCTATGAGTAGTGTTATCGCAGCAATAAAAGGCGGGTTCGATATAACTTGTTTCGAGATTGATAAAGATTACTACGAAAAAGCTAAAGAGCGAATAGAGAATTTTATCAGTCAGGAAAACATGTTTGCGGAAAAACCTACAATAAACTTCATAGATACACGTAGTAGTTCTCAAATAAGTAGCACTTTGTGTAACTAATATAAATTTTATGTTTAAAGAATTAAAAGAAGACGCTCGGTATGAGATTTCGCGCGATGGTATTGTTAGAAATAAAAAAACAAAAGCCATAAAAAGTCAGTATGTTTCAAGTACTGGTTATTACATGGTGAGTATATCAAGGGACAACAAATCTAACCCATATAGAGTCCACAGGTTACTTGCTAATAATTTTATTGATAACCCCCTTAATCTTAGAGAAGTTAATCATATAGATGGGGATAAATTAAATAATAAGTTAGATAATTTGGAGTGGGTGAGCCATTTCGGGAATATGAGGCACGCGTTTTCTACGGGTTTGGCAAATAATACGGGCACGAGAAACGGGATGTCGAGATTAGACGATGATAAAGTTTCGGAAATAAAGCAACTATTAAAAAGTGGGGTTTCACAGTATAAAATAGCGGCGAAATACGGGGTTTCAAGAAGTACGATTTTAAAAATCAAATTAAATAAAACGTGGAATCATGTACCGTAAAGCGCAGGAAAAACGATTCAAAAAATTTACCGACCAAATGGTATTTATTTAAAATTTTATTTTTTTATCTCGAAAATATGTGTTATATTGCAGTGTCAAATAAGAACGGCACAAACTTTGTCGATAGGGGCATGTCTCAAAAGTTTTTTTTTGTTTTACATAGAATTTACTATCGGCAAAAGCCGACGGTATTACACAAGGAACGCTATACGGTGACGTATAGCGGGGTATTCTTAGCCCGATACGCCTTGTAGTATTGCCGTCGGCTTTTGCCGTTTTATGTTTAAAGGAGTTTTTATGATTATAAACGATAGCTTTAAAAAGCTAATACCACCACTTACACCCGATGAATACGCGCAACTTGAGGCGAATTGCCTTGCGGACGGTATTCGTGACCCGTTGGTCGTTTGGCAGGGTGTTTTGATTGATGGACACAATCGGCTTGCAATAGCTGAAAAGCACGGGCTGGATTATACGGTAGTTGAAAAGGAGTTTGAGGATGAAGACGGGGTAATTGATTGGATGTGCGCGAATCAGTTAGGACGGCGAAATTTAACAGACGAGCAACGTGCTTACCTTATCGGAATTCGCTATAAAAATGAAAAGAAGAATCACGGCGGCGATAGAAAATCAAGTCCCCAAAATGGGTACTTGAAAACAGAAAGCAAAGTAGCACAAGAATACGGAATTTCAAAAAACACAGTACAAAGAAACGCGCAATTCGCCGAGGGCATTGACAAACTCACAGACGAATTGCGCGGGGAGGTTCTTGCGGGCAAGGCAAAAACCAACAAAGCGGATATACAGGAAATAGCAAAAGCCGAGCCATATTTTATAGCTACCACAGAAAAAGAAATAATTGCCAAAGCGAGCGAGATACGCGAAAAGCGTAAAGAAGAGAAAAAGGCAATCGTAGCAGAGAAAGAAGCTGAATATGTGGCAAAAATAGCAGAAACGACAATATTTGATGTGGATATTTTTAACACGGACAAGAAATTTAATATCATTTATGCAGACCCCGCTTGGAGTTATTGGGAAGGCGGCGAGAAGAATCAATCCATGCACTACAAAACAATGGGTATTGATGATATTAAAAATTTACCAGTATCGGATATAGCAGATGAAAACGCAATTTTATTTATTTGGGTGACTTATCCAATATTACAAGAGGCGTTTGAAGTTATCAAATCATGGGGTTTCAAATATTCAACTTGCGGGTTTGCATGGGTAAAGAAAAACAAAGTATCTGAATCTTGGTTTTTCGGGAATGGTGCATGGACGAGAGCTAATACGGAACTTTGCTTAATCGCTACACGTGGCACAGTGACGCGCTTAGATGCTTCTATAAGCCAAGTCTTAGATGACAGGATAATGGAACACTCGCAAAAGCCCGAACGTGTAAGGGAATTGATTACACGCCTCGTGGGTAAGTTGCCACGTATCGAGTTATTTAGCCGCAATACAAAAAATGATGGTTGGTTTAATTGGGGGAATGGAATATGAGTCAAACCCAAAATGAAATAGAAACGCTGATAAAACAGCAAAAAATCGACCACTTTCCTACTATACGCAAGATACTAAATAAGTGCAGTTATATGTTTACACAGTTTCACGAGGCAACCGAATTACAAGACAAGACAGAGGGCTTTGATGCTGTGTTTTCATTTCCAGACGTTAAAATTCCTATACGGATAAGAAATTACAGTTATCAAAAATACATGGATATTACGATAAGAAGTAAATCCAAGTACGGCGGCAAAACTGAAATAGACAAACTACGCGAGGGCTTTGGTGACTACTATTTTTATTCTTGGCTTGGCGCGGGTGATAAGCATATTGAAAAATTTGTTATCGTGAATTTGGGTGTTTTTAGAACTACGGTATTAGAAAAACCACACGACAGGAGAAGCAATGCGGACGGGACGGAATTTTGCGCTTACACACTCGACCAACTTATCAAAAGCAATTCAGTTACCATTTACGAAAACTTACTACGGATGCACGTTTTAAACAGAACTAAAGGAACACCACCATGCCAAGAATCCGAACGATAAAACGTGGAATCATGTACCGTAAAGCGCAGGAAAAGAGATTTAAAACATTTACAAACCAACTCTCCATTTTATGACATACCCGCTCCCATTATTCAATCAAAGGATATGCCGTTACCTATCCGACTTCATAAACTTACCGACGGCGGAAATTGAGGCAATCGGTAATAAATATGTAGCTTCAAAATTCCTACGTATCGGATCAAATATAGGTTATTCAGTCGGTCGGTTTTATATTATCCAAGATAACGGCGAAACTGTGGACGTGAACGAAATTAGCATAGAAGAGCTTTGCGAGTACATGGAACGCGAATTTAAAAAGTCCGAATGGCTGTTTGTAAAGCTCCGCGAATTTCCTGAGATGAAAGAAAAATTTAGGTTGGAATATAGAAATATTTAGTATTTTTGTAGTGGGAATTAGTACACCCTAAAAATTGAAAATAATGGCGAAAGCCGTATATCCTGACAGGTCGAAAGACCGCGCCGTACTAAGCGTCCAAAGTCAGGATATACGGCTTTTTTAGTTTTTACTGCAACGCCTGCAACAGCAGACTTCACGTGATATACACTTTTTAGAAATATTTTTTTGAAAAATTTGCGAAAAAACCTGTTGCAAGTGTTGCAGACTAAAAAAACCGTTGTAAATTATAATCAAATCAAAGACTTACGCCGCAACACGTTTTTAAGTGTACGTGTTGCAACATGTTGCAAAACTTCATTACGTGTTGCAAAACTATGACAAATATCCTAAAATTAACCCTAAATGACGTTTTTACGCTTGGAGCGGACGAGAGCGTAATACTAAAAACGAACGAAGTTATATTTACGAATGATTACCCGTTGCATAGCAGAGAGAGAGAGCATCTACGGCAGTTAGCTAATTTGCACGTAGCTTCTCTTAGGAAAAAATCAGAGGCGGAGGCGCAAGCCCCTTTGCATCATTTTTTATACTACGGCGAAAATGGTAAAGTCAGACTGTCACCAATTAAATATAAATTTTGGCTGGAACGGCATAACTTCGCAAAGTATTTCCCTGTCAATTCAAAAACGTATACATTTATTAAAATTGACGGTAAATTGATAGAAGAAACCAATGAAAAGTGGATTAAAGAATATGTACTTAATGAATTAAAGACGGCGGCTGTTAATGGTGATTATTCGTTTTATGACTATATGGCAAGCAATGAAAAGTATTTTGATGCAAAATTCTTATCTATGCTTGAAAGCTCTAAAGTCGAATTTCAGCAGGACACGAAAGATTCTTGTTATTTATACTATCAAAACTGTATCGTTAAAGTCACAGCCGATAAAGTTGAGCGAATAGAATACAGTGACATGCCTAATTATGTGTGGAAAAATCAAGTCATACAGAGAGACTACGAACCTACAAACCATAAGGACGGCGAATTTAGGGAGTTTTTATATTGCGTCTCGGGCAGAGATATGAAGAAATACAAGTCTATTCAGTCCGCTGTTGGTTATCTTTTGCATGGATATAAAAACAAGGCAAATAATAGAGCGATAATTTTGAATGATGCTGTGATAAGTGAGAACCCAAATGGTGGGAGTGGTAAAGGTTTGTTTTGCACGGGTATTGGGCACATGAAAAAACTTGATAGTTTGAATGGTAAAGATGTAGATTTTTCGCGTCAATTTCAGAATCAGACTGTGAGAATGGATTGTCAGGTATTAGCGTTCGAGGATGTTAAACCTAACTTTAATTTTGAGAATTTATTTTCTGTAATTACCGAGGGAATTACTATCGAATACAAAAACCAACCCGCCGTGAAATTGCCAGTGGAAAAAAGCCCGAAAATAATTATAACTACAAATTACACAATTGGGGGCGTTGGTGGGAGTCATGAGCGGCGGAAATTTGAAGTGGAGTTTTGCGACTTTTTTAATGAGAACCATACCCCAGCCGATTTTTTTGGCAGGATGCTATTTGACGATTGGGACGAATCCGAATGGAGTAAGTACGATAATCACATGATAAAATCTTTGCAGGTTTACTTAAAAGACGGGCTAATTAAATGTAATTTTGATAATATCGACGTTAAAAAGTTCATGCGAAATGTAGGGAGTCAATTTTATGAGTGGACAAAGAATCATGATTTTATGGACTACGACCAAAAACTAAAAAAGAGCGTTGTATGGGGTTATTTTTTCGAGTGCTACCCTGATAGTAAAAAATGGTATGGAGATAAAAAACAAATTCAATGCATGGAAGCGTATTGCAAATATTACGGTGGTAAATATACGGATGGCAATACACGAAAAAATAATTTAGGGCGGTGGCTAATGATTGAGCGAGATGCAAAACTCGACAACAATATTTCAAAAGCTACTGATGAAGCTGATGAACTTAATATCCCATTTTTTGACCCTAACGAATTTTAATATGGACTATAAACAAAATAAACCTTTGCCAGATTGCAGTATTAAAAAGCCCTTGGAGCGTATAAAAGAGCTTGCGGCGGTAATTCATGCAACGAACGATTTAACGGTTCTTAAAAATAGCGTAGAGATGATTCGACTTGAAATTAACAGATACGACAAAGAACGATTTGGAGATAAGGAGTTGCCGTTTTGAAAAAATACATAACAGTCAAAGACGACCACGGATTTCCTATACAAATACCCGTTAAAAAAACCAAGGCAGAACCGTCTGAGGCGGATATTCAAAAAAAAATTGCAGATATATTTGTACGTAATGGTTGGGAGGTGACGCGATACAACAGCGGCGTTGTGCAAGACGATGGCAGGTATATTGCATTTAGCAGGAATGTTAATTCAGGATTGACAAGCGGACACCCTGACTTATCAATATCTAAAAACTTGCAGACGGTTCGCATCGAAATAAAAAAGCCCAAAGGCAAACATTCGAAAAACCAAATAGCTTATGCCGAACACGGGAAAAAATACGGTAACCCGATAGCGGTGATGAGAGATGTTTCAGATGCCACACGATTTTTAGAGCTAATAAAGTCGGTAGGATTGATTACTGCTGTATATTCATTCTGCGATGATATTATAAAATAATTTGCACCGTATTAAAATAAGTTGTATTTTTGTGTAAGATAATTTACAAAATATATTAAAGGTTCATCATGACAGTATTAAACAAGTTAAAATCTTTAAAACACCTGCTAAACATAAGAGAGGTGGCAAAACAAACGGGTATAAATTACTACACACTTGATGCTAAATTACGGCGCGAAAAACAGTATCTAACCGAGGAGCAAGCCGCCGCCGTAAATATTATGTTGCAAGACATTGCGGAAATAATAAATAAATAAACAACTAACTAACGGAGGATTTATGAGCGGTGGCAGTTACAACTATTTGTGCTACAAAGACGGTATTGATATTTTTGACCGCAGGGAAGAATTAAAGTCTATGAGAGATAGACTAATCGAATTAGGTTATTTAGACGCAGCAAAAGAGACGGAAAGCGTGTTGCTTGTAATGGATTCTTTTGAAGTGAGATTGCAAGCAAGATTAGACAGAATGCGTGACGTTTGGAAAGCTGTAGAATGGTGTGATAGTGGGGATTCGGGGGTTGAAGATGTAAAAGAAGCTATTGAAAAGTACAGAGAATTGTAAATAACTAACTAACTAACGGAGGATTTATGTTTAAATTTCGAGGTCAGAGAAAAGATAACGGTGAATGGGTAGTGGGGTGGCTCTCGGATGTATTTTACCACACGGCGGGAGCAACTGCTGATGTGTATGTTATAGAAAACAAAGGGAGTTCGTATATAGTTCACCCTCACACTCTCTCAGTTTCATTCGGCAAGCTCGACAGTCAAGGCATGGAGATATTCGCGTCTCTCCCGATTGACGGGGTTATGACTAAGGGCGGGGATGTGGTGGAGTTTGCTTTCATTAAATATGATGTTGAGTATTCTGATGACGGTGGGTACTTCTGTGCGATATGCTGTGCAGATAGGCATACAATGACATTTAGCGAGATATACTCACATGCTTTTACCATTATCGGCAAGCAGGGAGGGGAGAAATGAGTAAGTTTATTATTACAAATGACAGCAATTTACCTATGTATGAAGCACTTGAACTCGTGCAAATTACTATTAAGCAAGCTATAAGAGATACACCAGACGAAATAAAATACCTCGTTGATTTTAAGGGTAAATATTTAGTGGTCGGTTTAGAAGATAAGTGCGGTATAAGTTTTTATGTCTATCAACAGCCTACCAATGGAGGGGAGCAATGAAGATAATAATTGAAAACCGAACAAAATTAAAGGATTACAACGCAGCTCGATTGGTAGCAGATGCGATGACTGAGCGGTCGTGGTTTGAGATTGACGGCGAACTGCGAGCGCATGAAGTTAGAAGTGGCTACTATGTTTCATCGGTCACCAACAAAAATAGTATTCGCTACATAATTTGGGAGGTCAACAATGACAAATGAAGAAAAAATAAAAGCGTGGTGTGAATACGACTCCAATAATATGGATATGTATGAAATGATAGTAGCCGCCGAACGGGAGAAACTGAAATCGGAAATGCTGAATGCCGTAATGACAGATGCGGAATTTGAGGAATATACAGGCAGTAAGCGAAAGCAACCAGACACAGATAACTTCTACTGTGCCGATCCGAAACGCTGCCCGTTA